GAACTCCATTTTTTGTGGTTAGTTCCATTCTATAAAGACTTCCATTCCAGAAAACATCTGCGACATATTCCTCACCAACTGATTGTGGTTCTGGTTGGTTGGAATTTATATAAAGATTTCCGTTAAAGTCGCCGGAAATATTTACAGATTCTGAGATGAATTGTTTGAAAGATTTCATTCTTCCTCGGTTGTTTCTGTAGTTTGGTTAAACATAGAATTTGCAACTAGAGGACGAAAATCATCAATTTTCTCTGCGGATTTTGCAAAGAGAAGTTCTTTAATTTTGTCGCTGATCTGAATAGGAGATTCGTCGGCAGCAATCATATCTAAAAGATCATCCATTTTAATACCTTTCAATAATTTCTTCTATTTATATCTCGCCACCTTTGGGCATTTCTACTGCTTTTGTTGAAGGATCTGTTATAGAAGCATTAACTTCTGGTTCCATTACCGGTTGTCCCAAATCCATTCCTGCCGTTTCAGGACCTAATGGCATACCAGTTGTTGGATCAACCGGCGCATTTGGATCTGGAATAATTCCATCTTTAATCTCTTTTTTAATAATTTTATCTTGCTCAATGATATCTTCATCAGTTTGTCGAAGAATTTTGCGTCTCACATAATCTTGAGAGAAATACTTACCAACATATGGTTCTGCAATTTGAACCATATTTAATCTTTCATTGAGAAGTTCTGCATCTTTAAGTTCTGCAAAATGATTATCATACAGGAAGTCATATTGAATATGCTCTTCCATAATATTCCAATCTTCTGGAGTAATAATATTTTTGAGAATTAGTTGAGTTTTTAGCATGTCATGGAACATATATGAAAATCTCTTTCTCAAACGAGCAACAAACTTGCTGAATTTGACTTCATCTCGTAAAATTTCTGATGAACGTCCTAGATTAAATCCGCCTTCACCATCCATTCTTGATGGAGGTACGTTCAAAGAACGATACAATTTCTTTTTAAAATATTCAATATCGGTAATTTCTCCAAGATTTTGTCCACCAGGAAGAGTAGTAATTTCAGTCCCTCTACCACCTTCACGACGAGGAAGCCAAAAATCTTCAAGCATTGCCATAAACTTTTTGTCATCACGAATCTCACCCGTATTTGCATCATATACAAGTTTGTTACGATAACGCATCATAACATCACGAAGATATTGTTCAGCTTTTACCTTGGGGAGGTTGCCAACATCAATGTAAAAAATTCTTCTCTCTGGTGCGCGAGATAGTCTGTAAATAACAAGAGAATCTTCAATCATTCGCAGCTGATTGAGAGACTTAATTGCTTTATGGAGATATGAAAGTGTCGATCCTTTATTTCTATCAACAAGACCAGATGTACAATAGGTAATAGAGTCCTTCGACATTTTTATACCTTGTGATCCACCCATAGAAGATGGGTTTCCTGTTGGGTAAGTCATTTTTGGACTATAAATGAAATATTCCTCAATTTGAGGAAATTCAAAGTCCATTGGATTATCACTATTAATGTTTGATAGTCTATACTTATCTTTTGGATCTTTTTTTTGCTGCCTCACATAACGCATTTTCATTGGATCAATGTAACGAAGTTCTTGAATTCCTTCGTGTGGATTTTTGATGTCAATTACTTTGTGATAGTATAATCTCCCGTCAATATACCAGTTTCTATAAATTTCATGAGATTTTTTATCAAAATCTAAAAGGGAAAGAATATATTTAAACTCCTGCCTTATTTTCTTTTTGATACCATCACTTGCATTTAGATTTGAAAGTTCAATTTCTATAGGAGTATCATTAGTGTCCGATACTATTGCTTCGTTTACAATATCTTCAATAGCACTATCACACTCTGGGTGAAGGGCCATTTCACGATATCTTTTAATCAAATCAAATTCAGTTCTATAAACACCCTCAATATCTACATAAGAACCAAAAAAACCACTACTTAGGTAGTGGTCAGTTGAATCCTCATTATTTGGAGGAACTGGACTGACCACTCCAGGAGACAGTGGTTCATCATTTTCTATTGAAAATCCAAATAATTTTGCCATAATTTATTATTTTTATGTTATAGAGTATTTATTACGATTGATTTCTAACGGGTTCTGGTGCCCAGTATTGAACTTGGAAATCTACAGTAAACTCTTCTATTGTATCTGAACTATCATATGATAGATCAATTGCCGAAATACTAGTTGGGAAAATGCTATAAAACTTATAGACCTTCGCAATATCAAGACCAGATCCTGTTGCATTTGGATTTGAGGAAGTGCTAAGAGTACTTCCTTTATCACCTCTCTTAAATTGTTTTACAGTAGCATCTACCATATAACTGGCAGGATTAGTAAAACCGCTTGCATCTGCATATTGTCCAATAGACTGCATCCAAGATTCCATAGTAGTTCTAATTGCAAAGTCTTGATCATTAATTACCGTGATTGTCCAAGTGTCAAATGTTCTATCTCCAGCAACTTTAAAAATTCTTCCTCTGAATGGTACATCAATTGAAGCAATATTTGATGCCGGTAAAGCAGCTGATTTGCAGAGGATGGAAAATTTTCCATCCTCATATTTTTCATCTGGATCAATTGTAGTTGGAAGAGTTAAATCTACCTGAAATAAATTTGGGCGAGCCCCTCCACCCGAAAGAGCTGATTTAAAGTCATTAATAGAATGTGCCATTTTTAGTTCCTCCTTTTGTTTTTAAAAAATAAATCAAACTCTACCAGCAACTTCTTCAAAGCTTACCCCAGTTCTGGTAGCAACGAAGGTTAGAGTAATATAATTAATTGATTTAGTTGGTTTTAAATAAATATCAGCTCTAAATTCATTGTTATCGACAACATCAGGAGTGTTGTTTGAGCTATCGCAAACAACTAAGAATCCATAAAGACCTCTTTTTGCTTGAATGTCTCTTAAATATGGCTCAACAATATTTTTAAAATTGGCTCTTGTAATTTCATCATTAATTTCAAATAATTGAGCTCTTGCTGCTCTTTGGAGAGACTGTTCAATCGTTAAGAAAAGTCTTCTTACATTGATTCTATCAAAAGCAGATGAGTAAGAGAGTGCAGTTTTGTCTCCAAAAAGAAGAATTCCCGATCCAGGTTGATTGACTATAGAATTTACTCTTAATGGATATAATTGATCTCTTTGTGCTTTATTTGGATTGTATGCAAGTTTAATTGCATTATTTAAAACACCTCTTTGTTGCCCAGCTGGAGAGAACCAAGGATATGCAACAATCCCTGTTCTAACCATTAAACCAGCAATATCTGCATTACAAGGAATATATCTAAATTTATTGTTAAATCTATCATAAGTGTATTTGTATCCACTATCAAAAATGGCATATGATGAGGAGGACAGAGGACTAAAGAATTGAATTACATTATCAGTTTGAGTTGCTGAATTAGTTATTGGACCAAATCCCTCTGTGGCACTTCCAACCAATAAATCTGAGCGATGTGGAGAAATGGTTGCAATACAGTCTTTTCTTTGCTCCGCAATAGAAATTAAATAATTTGCTTTTGCTTGAGAATCACCTTTATTGGTAAGTCCAGGACCCATTATTAAGTAATCAACTTGAACTTCATCTGAATTTGAGAAAAGACCATATGAAGTTACAAGATCTCCAAGTGTTGATGACATTCCATTTGCCGAGGAATAATCAACTCCTCCGGTTAAAGTATAACCAGCATTTCCAATAACACTAAATGTTACTCCTTGGGCAGGTCTATTCCACAATCCATTTGCAGTTGTTATGCCAGTGAATGAATTAGAGAAAGCAGATGGCGATACAAATCCATTAGATCCTGTTGATGGATTGTGTCCGGCATAAACATAACTTGAATTTAAAGCAAGATAATCCTTCCAGAATATCTTTTCGGGAGAATCTTCTCCAGAAACAGCATCAGTTGCCTTTGAAAGATTTAAGTGCTTTTCTAAAAGATTTCCTTGAACTCCCGTCACTGAACCAGTATCATCAATAACCACAACATGGAGAGCATCATTTTTCCCATTTCTGGATAATGAATAATTATTGGAAACGGGTTTTGGAGCAATTGATTTCCAATATAAAGTTGAGTTTGTTAAAGATAAAGTTTGCTGATCATACCAATCAACAACACCATTTGTTGGGATCGTATAAGATGCATTTTGTTCGGCACCCGAATTGTTTAAAATTGATATTGAAGTTCCGGATTTAAAGCAGAATCCATCATTTCCTGGTGCATAACTAATCGGAGTTTCGGTTCCAGTAGAACTTACTCTTGATAATATTTTTACATCTATTGAAAGTGGATCAGTAACTCCTATGCCAGGATTGAGACTTCCGCCAGATGTGGTAATACCAGTTACAATTGCCTTTAAATATCCAGTAAAACTAGAAGTAGTACCTACTCCAGCAATAGTTATATTTGATAATGATACGGATACTCCATACCCAATTTTAATATCGTCACCAGCACCTCCATCAATAGATATTGTGCTTGTATTTATTGTTTGATCTGCTTTATCATCAATCAAACAAACTTTAAGATTATTAGTCCAAGTTCCTGGAGTCTTTGCTGCAAATCCCCAAGTAACAGTATCATTAGAATATGATGAATTATAATCATCAAAATTTTTAATTTTAAGTGTTGATGAGGAAGTTCCGCTTCTATTTGAATTGGCGTTTCTTAAAGTACTTCCATCAGTTCTCACAACCTTAAGAATTCCTCCATATGAAAGGAATGATGACGCACTCATCCAATACTCATATTGTCCATCTGTTGAAATTGGCTTTCCAAAAGTATTGATCAATTCTTGTTCAGTTGTAATATCAATTACCTCATTTACCGGTCCAATTCTGAAAGGTCCAGCAATTGCACCAATATTATCTATTACATTATCAGCTCTTCCTACAGTTAAATCAACCTCTCTGACTAATATGCCTGGAGATAATTGAGGAGTCGCCATGTTTTTCTCCGTAAAGTCTCAGTTTATCTAAAAATTATTTATTAAAAAATTACTTTACAGGGGGGAAATTGGACGTGAATGAAACTACCAATCTGGATATTGCCATTCTGTAGATAATGAATAGTTTTTTCTTTTTTTAGTAACTCTTTTTACAGTGCATTCTTTACATTCATATGAATATGATGACGATACTGGACCTCTATCTTTTCTTGTTCTATAAAATTCATCAATTAAGTTTTTAATTTGACCACAAGTTCTACATTTTCTATCAGCAAGTAATAAATGACTTAATTTTATCTGTTTGTCCAATTCCATCTACATATATTCCCACATATAAGAGCGATCTCCGTATTCGTCAACAAACCATCTATCACCATCAACATCAACAAAAGTACTACTATCTAAACCATCAGATATAAATCCAAACGGTGACATATCTTGCTCAATTTGATTTTTTTGTTCTTCATATAATCTTTTTCTTACATCTTGATCTGTTAACTCTTTAAAATAATCTTGAGCAACTAACCAAGCATAGATTACTAAACACATCGCAAGATCATCATTACAACCCTCTTCAGCCTCAAATGAATTGTGTTTTTGAATAAATGTTGTGAGTTCGCTAATAATCTCATAATCATTGAGTAGTAATTTACTTTCTTCAATCATTGTTTTGAGATTAAGACATCCGACTTTTTTAACAGTTTTAGACATTTTAACGCCTAATTGAGTCTTCTTTCCACTAAATCCCTGTCCAACAATTTGACCTGCTCTTCCTCGCATAGAACACATTAGAAGATTGCTGTATTCTAAATCATATTGAAGAATACTTGCTACTTGATCTCCAACATCATTTACTTCACATAAAATATACGCTTTATTATAAGCAGTCGCTGCTTCATGAATTATACTTGGAAAAAGCATTGGTTTTATTTCATTATTTCTATATTTCGCAACAACTTTGTGAGGAAACTCTGTAATGTCTATGACTGTGAATGCTGAATAGTCGTTCCCAACACCTCTAGCAACGTCTACAGTGACAAGATAATCGTGATTTTCTTGGGGATCTGCATAAACATCTAAACCTGCGCTACGTGTCTTGGGCGCATCATAGACAAGCGTTCTGAGTTTAGATGGTGCAATTAAAGTATCTACAGATCCTAAGAATTCGCATTCAAACTCAACTTTAAACTGAGATTCGCTGGTATTTGCAATAGTTTGCTTTTTCCATTCCTCATCTCTACCTGGAACCTCACTCCAATGAACATCTGTATAGACATATTCATTTTTTCCTTTTTCGGCATCATGCCACATGCGGTAGAAATGATTCATACCGTGTGGTGTAGAAACAATAATTACTTTTGTTTGCTTTCCTGAAGTAATCGTAGGATATACCGATGCAAAGAATGAATCTGCAATGTGATTTGGGACGAACGCAAATTCATCCAAAAATAAGATATTGAATGACATACCACGAACCGCAGAAGCAGAAGTAGAAGCAGCCAAGATTTTACTTCCATTTTCCAATTCCAAAGATCCTTTATTCCAAGAAACAATTCCCTGCTGCATCCACTTGGGTAAATTTTCATATGCGGTTTGCAACCTATCTAATAGTTCTCTTGCAGTTGCTGCTTTGTTTGCCAGAATACCAATGTTTACATTATCATTAAATACAGCATAATGTAAAAGAAATGCCACAACAGTAGTAGACTTACCGGTCTGTCTAGGCATCTTACAGATATTAAATCTGTGTTTGTGGAAATTTGTGATTAATTTTTCTTGAAAATGATATGGTTTAAATGTCTGCAAACCATGATCAAGAGTAACAATTTTTACATAATTATTTGCAAAATAAACCGGATCATTCATGCACTTGACAATCTCAAGAACCTGATCTTCAGTAAATTCGTGAGTAGTATTTGCCTTCTTTAATAAAGGATTACCAAGATATACATCATTATTTGCCATAACAAATCCTCAATTATCAGTTACAATTCCAGCGACGTAGTGCTTTATTAATTCTAGAATCTGGATCTCTTGCAGTCTCTGCTGACGTATTTTTTGCTTTGTGACCTTTCATTCTGCTGCAAAATGACTTGCGACGAGATGCTCTTTTTCCTGTTGGATTTTTTTCAGTTACCGCAGTTTGAAGTTTTGAATCTTTATTTTGGCGGCGATATTCATCAACTGCTGCTTGACTCATACCATCAGTTTTATCTTTACGATTTACAGATTGCCAATCTTCCCCCATAGTTTTTACATAATTCTTTGATGGTCCTAATTTTGCCCCACTCCCTCCTTGAGGTCCTACCATTTGAATTAATGGTTGTCCTAGTTGAATTTCAGAAATTGAATGATAAAGAACTACAGATCCTGGATAAACTTTCTGAAGTTCATCAGAAATTTCTTTTTTAGATGGAGTTTTTACTTGAGGAAAAAACATTTTAAGAGAATAATATTTTCCTCTCCAAGAAAGAGTAACGCCAATTACATTTCCAGTTTGTGCTTGAAGACGAGTTGCTTCATCTACTTGAGATTTAAAACCTTTTATTGGTTCTGGTTTTATAATATCAATGACTTCTGCAAAAGTGTTTCCATCAGCATCTTCAATCGTCACATCTTCTTTCTTTACACAAGAACCTTTTGCAAATTCTGGTGTTCCTTTTTTTCTTTTATAACCAGTCCAGCACTTTTCATCCAATATTTCATTTGTAATTTTATCAACTAAAGAAGGTTCATAACCAGCATTAATATTTCTAATACTAGTATCTCCCCTCCTCACCAAAGGCATCTTTGGTTCTTGTCTTTTATTTTCTGCTGCTTGTCTTTCACCTTCAGTAGATCCTTGTTGAGAAAGATTTCTAATGTGTGTAGAACGTCTAGAAAATCTCAGATCTTTAGGGTCTATTTTTTCTGGCATCTTAAATGCCTCATCTACATCACTTTCTCCACTTGCAACATAATCAGCAGCTGTGTCAATGTAATCTGCAGCTTTAGTAATTTTTGATTGAACCCATGCTTCCAAAGAACCTTCACCCTTACCAACTTTTGCTTTGAGTCTTTTTACAGCATCTTCAATAGTTTTCAGTTCTGATCTTGCCATTGAATATTCTTCATCTTTTACCGAGACTTTATCCCACGCTTTTTCCCCATAAGAGCATTCGGACCTTGTTTCTCTTTTATTACATAAAGGGCAATATCTCTCCTCTTCGTGCATAGTTGCCTCCGATTTAGTTCCCCAATTTGCAGCACCAACCCTACGACACTTTACAAGTGCTCCTGAAGCATATGCACTGGGCCAAACATCATATCTGGACTTTACTTTATTATAACAAGCATCTTTTTTGCCTTCTTTTTTCTTTTCTTGTAAATCCATTTCTTCAGTTCTTACGTTGGTTGGTTTTGCAGCACCAGTCTTCTTTGGTTGATTTGGATCTTTTCTATTTTTTCTTCTAAATGCCATATCCTCTTCTTCATCCGATAGATTTGCCGCCATTTTAGAACTTCCACATTTTGGTGTAGAAGTTTGTCCTGGTTGACGAGCGCAAGGAGCACCAGCAAAAGGTCCTCCAATTTGTTTCCAACCTGGCACCTTTTTCCCCGTTTTTGGATCTTTTCCGCTTGATTTTTTAAACCAATCCCGAAGAGTTTCGTCACCAGATTTTGTTTCTTCTTTCATATCTTTAAATTTTTTATGATGCTTTTTAGCATCTGCCTCCATTTTTTTCAAACGAGTATAATAATCTGGAATTTCATCTAGATGTTGAAGAGCAATATCTCTAGCAAGTTCATGATCTTGTGTGTGTTCATGCTCAATAGGTTCTCCCATATCAAGTTGCTTCTGTATGAAAGAAACATCAAGACGATGCTTCTTTGCAATTTGCTCAACTGTTTTATGTGACTTGATTTTGGGCATTATTCAACCGGTTTTGATTTAGTATGCTCACCTTTTGCTCTTTTTCTTCTTCCCGCACAATGAGCACGTTGAGAAAATCCTTTTGGATTTGAGCAATCAATACTCTTTTTATATTTATTACTCCACTCCTCTTGAAACTGTTTAAAGGTCTTCATTTTGAGTTTGCTGTTTTAAAAGTTTTGCCAATTCTGCTGTGGAACCTACAAATAAAGCATTATTTACTGTTGTTGGTCCTTTTTGCTTTTCCTCCTCAACGTCTTTTAATTTCTTTTGGAGATCCATAAGTTTGTCTGTAGCATCAGCAACATTCTTAATAAGTTGTCCAGCAACCTCATAAGCACGAGGCATTTCACTTTCTTGTGCTAACTCAAGAATTCCATTAATTGCTTCTTGGCCCTTTTCAATAAGGGAATATAAATTTCCTCTTGTATAATCATAGTCTTTTCGAATATCATCAACCGTCGATGCTATTTTCTCTATTTTTTCTATAGAGGTGTCTTTTTCTACATTTGATGAAACTATATCGCTAGTAACATTAAATGTTTGATTTAAATCATCAAACTTTTTTGACATTTTCATATCTTATACAAGGGATCCATCGAAACCAAAATCATCACCATCTTCAATTAATAAATTATCAGCAGAAGTTATAGATTTAATCTCTACTCCAGCAAGATGAGAAGTGATAGTTGTATTATCTTTTCCCCTTTCGACCGTAAGAGTATTTCCTGCCACAAGTTTTACATAAATTTCCTCACCTTCTATCTCCAAGTATGTATTGGGTAGTATTGATGCTGCATCATTAACTACAATTAAAGTATCTGTAGTTGTTATATCGCTTGACAAGTTTGTTAATACAATACCGGTGTAATTTTTTATCGCTCTTGGCTCTACGGAATATACAATTTCTCTCATTGGAGTTGTTGTAGAATCTCCAGAAATGTAACTGACAGTAGTTTTTTTGATAATATCTTTTGTAGATGTAGAAATAGGACCAAAAAGATAAGTTTTTGCAGTAAATCTTAACGTATATAATAGAACTCTTCTTGTAGTAAAATCTCCTTCATAATCATCCTGCATAGTAATATTCTCAAGAATAACAGGAATATCTCTTTTTTCATTAATAGTATCAACAAGATCAACTGTCATAGTGTATGCTGGTTGAAAATATGGAATTATTTGTTCAATGATTTGAAGAGCATCGTCGTTAAGTTTGGACATTATACTGAGCTCAAATTGCATATTATATGGAACAGGAAGATATGACTTTTTAGTTTCTGTTGGATCAGTGGAAGATTTTGTAGTAAATGTTTGTGTTGTAGTTGCCTTTCTAGATGGATCGTATGTTAATCCAGTAAATTCAAATGACATCCTTGGCAATGTAATTTGAATTGGTTTATTTAAATTTGGAGATTGTTCTAATCTTGCAAGAAATTTTTGAGTTGGTCCATACGCAAGAGGAACTTTAATAATGCTTGTGACATTATTATTTTTATCATAATGCTTAATGTTTATTTCATTAAACAATGATCCAAAAGAAATTACAGTTCTTCTTAAAATTTCGTGATAAAAATATTCAAACATCTTCCTATTCCTTAGATTATTTAATCATAATAAAATATATTTATAATCAAGGCATACCAAAAGGATTATTTTCGCTAAAATCTATAATTTCATTAGCTTCTTGTTCAATCTCTTCATTATTAGAAAATCCATCTTTAACTGCAAATACATCCACATTTTTCAAATAATGAGATGCACTAGACGCAGATCCTACAATATTTTCACCTGGAACAAATTCCCCATTTACATTTGATACTTCTAAAATGTTCGTAATAGAATTCCAAGATTTTACTCTTGCAGTAACGCCACTTTGAGATCCTGTCACAATTTCATTAAATACAAAAGTGCCGAAAGAATTAATAGATGGACCACTAATAGTAATAGTTGGCGGTTCACTGTAACCAAGACCAGCATTTGTTATTCGAATTGCTGTTATAGAACCTGCAGCAGAAACAATAGCCGTTGCTGCTGCAGAAACTGAAGAAATTCCTGTAAATGATATTGACGGTGGATTTACATATCCAGAACCAGAATTGGTAATAGTTATAATACCAACAACTCCATCTCCAAGAGTTGCAGTTGCAGTTGCCCCCCTACCTCCTCCTCCTATAAATCTTACGCCAGGTGTAATAGTATATCCATATCCTGGATTAATTATTTCAACACTTTGAACTGATTTTGAATTGGGGTTAGTATTGTCATTACAAACAACAACTCCGCCTATCATTTTAGCAATAGCGGTTGCTGTTTTTCCACCATCTGGCGATGAAGAAATTCCTATTGTGGGTGTGCTTGTATATCCTCCACCCCTATTTGTAACTGTTATATATTTTATACCACCATTTACCATAGTTGTAATTGCACTCGCTGTAGATGCAATTCCGACCATTGTAAGTTTTTGAACATTTCCTGTAGGAGTAAATCCTTCAGAATCTGTTCCGCTGATATTATCATCAATATCTTCTATTCCAGTATCAATAACTTCATCTTCATATCTGAATAATTCGCATCTTAATTGATATGTATATAATCCTTGAAGTTGATAAAAAGGTTTTTCGTGCTCAACATATTTTATTTCAAACAACCTGTCACCAAGAGGAAAATAAATCAAATCACCTTCCTTTGGCCTTGTCGATAATTTGATATTTAATTGTTCCTGTATCAGTGGAGTAATGTATGTTTTAAATCTTTCTCTGGAAATAATTAAGGTGATTTCATTGAGTGCTTGAATCCCAAACTTTGATAAAATAGTCGGATTATCGCCATATCCTTCATATGTGTCAACATAAGCTTCTATTGGATATGCACTAGTAAATTTAGATTCAATTACTTCTCTTATTATAGTTTTTTCAGTGATATATTTTCTTGGCAAATAATGAACCTCAACTCCATACATACGAAGTTGTTCATTTATTAAATCCTGAATAAGTCCTTGTTCTGTTTTTGAACCTTGGAGGAAAAAAGGATTAAGCATATATTTATCCGATCATGTCTAGAGGTGGAAGTTCATAAGTGCTAGACATTTTTTCCATTAAAATATCTATCTCTTTTTGGGCATCATCATACATTTGTCTTCCATTTAGTTCTACTCCTCCCGGAAGCTTTACTCCTGTAAATTTCATCATATTTTGACCCCATTGTTTTTTTATAAGTGAAGTCAAATATGGTTTTAGAAAAGAATCATTCCAAACTCTAGAGTAATCATTTGGATCCAATGTTGAATAGCAATCGATTATAAAATAATGATCTTTAGTGACAGATCCCCAATCAATATCTAAATATAACCTATCTTGTCTTTTATTAAAACGAATTTGCTTTTGAGTGTTTAAAAGAAAATCCAAATCTTCCAAGTAAGTTTTGACCATTGCATAACTTAAAAGTTCCGTTGTTCCCCAATAATAAATATCATTTAAAAATAATTGATACTTTACACTGAACATATTGTGAGTAATTGTATTTGCTCCATCAAAAGTAAATATTTTATTTACTCCAATAATATTGGGAGGAACTTGAAGATAGTTACTATTTTCAAAATATGAAAAAGTTACTGCAGTCCCAACTATATTTGCAGTTGCAGTTGTAGTTACAACTCCAACGTTACTATTTTGATTTATTCCTCTAGCTTTACCTCTATCAATGTCATCCTGAGTAACTTTATATTTGTAAAATGTTGGATAAACTCCATCAAAATGTCTTTCTTGAAAAAATTGAACAGCATCATCCACTAAATCTTCTATTTGCTCATCCGCAACATTAATTTCTAAAACGGGAGCTCCAAGTTTTCTTTTGCAATAATCAATTAGTTCTTGCCTAGTAGATGGTTGTGCCATTAGATTTTAGATATAACTTCTTGTTGTTTAAAGTAAAGTTTTATGTAAGATTTTGCAAAATTGCGTAAAACTTCAATATCATCTATACTATCTATATCCCTAGATATTTTTTCATATTCAAACATTTTAGTCATGTTATCTAGATTAATACTATTTGGATCCATTTCCTAACTCCTTCAACAAATCTTTAATTTCATTTATATCTTTTTTAAGATTTTCCAACTCACTTTCAATAGTTTCAACTTTTTGATTTTTTTCTTTTTTTAAATTTCTTAGTATAATATATTCATTATATGAATCAGTGTCGGTATTTAATATTGCTTTTGTTGTTTGGTCTCTAACTAAATTGACATGATTTTCTACTTTTAAATGTTTCATAGTTTTATGCAAGTGCGATTACTCTTAAATCTTTAAGTCTTGGTGGATACGCTTGACTTGTTGATGTTCCTATAATTTTTATACTGTAAAATCTAAACGGAGGTAAGTTATCCACCGTAAATTCTAAATCTTTATATGAAATTTGATTGCTAGTTAGTGCTAAAGAATCAGTTTTTGACAAAAACTTATCAGGCGTTCCATCACTATTTGAAATATCAATAATTTGACCTGAAGATAAGATATTTGAATATCCTGGGAATGGGTAATAAATTAATTCTTCTGTAGAATTATTTGAGATAGCATAAAATGCTCTTATGTCATTAAAAATATTAATATACGAAGAGACATAAATCTTAATACAAGTCGCTGGAACCTCTAATGATATTGGATTAATCGCATATACGAATGCATTAGGGTCATTTACTATATCAGAAGTCCTATTATCTTTAATATAATCTGTAATAGGAGCATTGACTCTGTTTGAAGTAAATACCATACCAACTCTATCCAAATCAATTACTGGAGATAGATAGGGGTTTGATGAAGTTAAATTCAATGACAAAGTGAATGACTTGTTTCCGGGTAGATTTGGAAGAGAATTTACTTCATTAATTCTTGATGCGATAAGTCTAGGAGAATTTAAATAATTGACATCTCTGAGACTTATATCTTCAAATCCGTTATCAACAAAAGAAATTTCTGACCCATCAACACTTGTTGCTGTTATTGTTCTAATAGATGCTGATATATTAGTTCCAACCGGTGTCACATTCTCAACAATTGGAGTAATTACTTCATATTGTATATTTTCCGAGCACTTAATTGCATTCCCTCCGGTGGACTTTGATTCATTAAAATATAGTTTCGGTAAACTAGTTCCCACACTTCTATCAATACCATTTGAAGAAGTATCTATTTTAATGTTAAAATAATCAAGATCTATTGAATCGCTTACTGTAGAATTTGATAAATTGTGAACTTTATTAATTCTTCTCAAAGAAATTCCATTAAGTTCATACTTATAAACAAGTGATCCACTTGTATAAGTTGTAGAGTTTGTTTGATCTATAGATCTGGTTATAGTTCCTGTAAGTGTATTGCCAGAGACTGCTGTATATGAAATAATTTCATTGCCAATAAGTATGTATCCTGGATTTGTAGTGGCTACACTAACATTTTCAAATGTCCCAAAGTTAGTTGCATCTTCAAGAATAATATCTGATGTTGAAGTTGATGAATAACTAGACAATAATTTTGTAGGGATTACATCTGACGCAACATTGGATATTTCTACTCTATTGAGATTGGAATGCATTCCATGATTTTTGTCATTTACTTTTATATGTAAACCATCAGTTATAACAACAGGTGCGTCAGAAATCAGTATTCCTCCAGTGCTTTGATTGAGAGTAGTTGTAATTCCGGAATTATTAATATAAAGAACTGTGTTTCCTACTCCAGAAATAAAATCACCTTGAACATTATCCAAAATAAGTTCATTTGCACCAGTAATAGATGAGACAGATAATCTCAAATTTCTTCCTAATGTTGACCCACCGATTTGAGATGCTGTTAAAACATCACCAACAGAATATCCCGTACCACCATTTGAAATAGTTGCTGCAATTGCAACGCCATTCGAAATAGTTATATTTGCTGTAGCATTTCTTCCACTTCCTGTCACATTTGATAGTGACACATTGCTAAAAGTATAAGAACCAGAAGAAGGCGTGTATCCAATTCCGGCGTTTATTAAATTTAGAGATCCTGTGGATATTCCTGCAGATCCAACGTAAATTCCAGTTGCATTTGATCCATATTGAAGAACAGTGTTTCCCAAAGTCAGTCCAGAATCTTGAACTGTGCTTCCCAAACCAACTCTAATTTTTCTGGAAGAAATTTCAAGAGAATCTTTAAGTAAAACAAAAATCTGATCAGAATTGACATCTAATCTTGGATTATAAAAATTAATAGATCCAGAATTAGTAAATGTTGCTCGGTACAATGTAAACTTTAAGTCCTCTAATTGACTTGGATTCCATGTCAAACCGTTTTGCGATTTAAATAGAGAACCTAAAATATTATTAGGTTGTGATGTAACTACTATTTGATTTGATTCCGTTTGACTTGCAGTGGAAATGTCAACTTCACCCAACCTTGAAATCCAAGCAGTGTATTCATTACTTGTAGATAAAAGAACTAATGCATGATATTGTGCTCCTGGCAAATAAACGGGAGAATCAAAATAAACGGTTGTGGGAACACTAGCATCTTCTGAAACATTTACATATTTGGAATCTACTACAACCTCACTAAATGGATAAATTTGTTCTGTTGGAAGACCAAGACTCATTGGTCTCAATTGAACTATAACGGGCAAAATTGGATCTTTTGTTCTGAAATACAAATCTACCCTAGTGACATATACTCCAAACTCAGTTTCTACATAAAAAGATTGAGCTAATGGGTCATTTTTAGTTAAACACTTTGCTTTAGCTTCAGCGGAAGTTTGAATACTTGTAAGAGCTTGTTGAATTGTTAAAGCTCCTGTTGCTACTTGATTATTCCAATATGCAAATCCTGCGGCGTCTGGAGCTCTTCCTAGTGAAGAGTTATATGCGGCAGTAATTAAAGCGGCATTGGCTCCTGCTTGTGTTCCAGTAGTTGATGTAGAAACTGCCTTACTTGTTAGCGTATTCCCTGGTGTAGTAGTGGTTTGAGTTATTGCATATGACCCACCATAAGAACTAGTAAATGCTGATTGTGAACTAACAGCAGCAAGAGTTCCACTTCCTAAAACAGTAGCTTCTGCACTAGTTCTAATACTTTGTTGTACTTTTGCTATAGATTGTTCATAAGTAAGTCCTTGTCCCTGATAAACAGAAACTTGATTTATCCAAAACGATTCTCCACCACTATCCGGTCTTCTTCCCAAATAATCGACATATGCTTTTTGAACCGCATTCACTGTTGAAACAAGACTAGTATCTTTAAGAGAACCTGTCGGAATAGCATTAGGATTTTGTAATATTGGAACAAAAGTTTCAGTTCCACCTACCTTAGGAAGACTTGTAGGCGCCGTTGGTGCATTTGATCCTATAATAGTGCTTCCAACAACAGTGGTTGATGTATCACTTGCTGGAATATCACTTTCTTGTTGAGTTTGAGTTTCTAGTCGTAAATTCCTAATAGAAACAATATTTTCTTGATTTTTACTTAAAATTCCAGTTGATTCAAATTTTTCTTCCGCACTAGTTGTTACTAATCCGGGAATTTGTGAGTTGTCTCTATCACTACTGATCCTAAAAACTTTTGTACCAGTCTCAAAGTGTGGATTTACATCTACATTTGGATCGGGTATAAAAATGCATCCAATTATTGTTCCAACATTATCTGTAATTAATCTTAAATTGGTTATTTCGGCAATTGCCCCACTTTTTTGTCCAGTCAATATCATTGAAACTTCAATTGATCCGGAAAAATTATTTTCAACTTTGTCGGATAAACTAAAAGTATCAATATTTAGAATTGTTGATGTTGACGAGTATTGGTCAGCAATACTTTGGTTATTGTATGGATTTATTGAATAAACATCTGTGGGATTGTCATAAGGACCATATTTATGATTCTGTGCGGCAACTCTAAATTCAATAGTTTTAGTGGGAATTTGTGGTGGAGATTGAACTGCATCTGAAGGATTTAAAGGTCTATTATAAGTTACAGTGGAAATAATTTTTGGAGATCCTACTACAGTTTCTCCAACCTCAAAAGTTCCAGAAGTCATTGATATTTCAATCAATTTTGGAACAATGTATTCGTTAATATCTACTCCATCAAAAAATGCATATACTTGTGTTGATGGTTTTAATCTCCTGGCAATAAATTCTATATTTCTAGATCTTAAATATGAAGCAATCTCTATACTGACAACAGAGTCCCCAAAACTTAAATTATTAAATACTTCCTTTATTACTTGTCTGGTTCCATTTCTACTTTTTGTTCCTGTTTTGGTATTTGTTATATAATCAGTTCTAATCCAATCATTTCCTTGCCATGCAGTTGAAGATGATGGAGTACTTTTTTCACCAGTCCAAGTATACTTCCAAGATTCCCAAGTAGTGGGACCATACCCAGTGTTTGGATCAAATCCTCCCGCAACTAACTGCTGATAATTTTCTGTATAGTTATCAACCTCTAAAGTCTTTGGTTTTAATTTAACAGTATCTACCCAGATATCTGAAGAAGGATTCAATTCAATAGTGCCAGCATAGTAATTAACTAGATATGGGGTTACGTTTTCAACTCTTGTTGCAAAAGGTTGAATTACATATTCAAGTTCCGCATAATCTAAAGTCAATATTCTTCCTGTTCTAGTTACATTAATTCCATCTAAGTCATTCACAAATCTTTGATCAACAGTTGGATTTGATGTAGTTCCTATTCCTATTACTGTATTTGAACCCAAAACTAAATCAAGAGTATTTGTGTAATGAGAAGGTCTTAATTCTGAATTCTTTATATCAATTGAGTTTTTAACTATTGTTTTTGTAATTTGGGAATTTGTAGTTGAAAAATCATCAACAAAAAAACCAGATTTAAATCTATTCAATCCATCTACATCTCTAATATAAAGGTTAGAAGTATCTGATTCTAAAAGTGAAAGTGAAGTATAAAATTCCAAATTTTGAATTCTGTCTTCAAGTTTTTTAATGTCAGACATTCTATATCTTTTATGTTCAGTCAAATTAACACTTACTTCTGATATATTGCAAATATATGGTGGTAATGTTATAGTCGCAACTTCTAAAGCATTTTCAATATTATTTGGTGTTTTTGGAGTTTCTTCTGGAATACCATTTATAAGTTGAAACACTCCATCTTTTGTAAGATAAATCTTATCAATTCTTGGTAAATAGAAAGAATAATCCAAAATGAAAGACTCATCAGATGCTAAAACATTTGATGCAGAATTTCCAGATGAAGTGAAATTTCTAGCATTAAATTCAAATGGGGATAAATTTGTTGAAGTAAATTCAGAAACTCTAGGTCTAATGTCAATTAGATCGGAAACTTTAACTGAATCAATCTTAGCAATATCACAATAATCAAATTGCTGATAAGAATTTGCGCTTGTTATATCTCCATTATCGGAAGAAGAAAATTCTGCAGACTCAAAAAGAATTTTCAATTTTTTAGTTGGTTCTTTTGCTGTAGGTTTTCTTGTTATTTTTGAATAATCATAATATGTTTCTTTTTGCCCATTATCTAATATAAAATTAGAAGTAATATTATTATCTCCACTTTGAATTTCGGTAACAGTAGCACTAATTCCGGATTCTTTAAACAAAATTGTTTCTCCATCAACAATTTTGTTTGAATTCAGTGAAATATAATTTATTTTTAAATCATTCACTCTTCCTACATATATTCCAACAAATTTACTATCTTTACTTGTAAATTCTTCTCCAATTAAAAGATCGCCAGTTTTGTTAGTTGGTCCGGTCAATCCCGACAAAGTTAATGATGGCAAACTAACATTATTTGAAGAATTTGATTCAAATATTGCATGAATTTTAGTAACTTCTGGAACTAATAAGCAAATATCTTCATCTTGGACTCTTGTACCATATAAAGAACTATATGCCAATCCATCATTCAACGTGGTTGTTCCTATACCAGATTGTGAATACTTTGATCCAACTATATCAATACTTTTTACTCTATTTTTATTTTTAATTTTTGATTTAATATTTACTTTTCTTAAAGTTGCTATAAGTTTTGCTGTACCATCTGCACTGAGACCATTGATAGTCAAAGTTGCTCCACCATTGGTAAAAACAAATTTATCTTGACTTAAAACTTCTGTTCCACCATCAGATCGTATTAAAACATATCTTTCCTCATCAAAAGGTAAAAATGATTCATCTGGTCCAGCAGTTATAGCTGCAGTAGAATTTGATGATATTGTAACATCGAATTGTTTTCTAATAATTAGATCGGAATTTGTTAAATCTACAGAAGAAACGTTTGATTTTGGTAATGGGGTATATAAAGTATTATCTATTGAAGATTGAAAACTTGATGTTAAAACTTTAAAATCACTTGGATTTATTGATGAAGAGGGTAGAGATCCATCACAAACTCCAGAAACAGTGGTAATTCCGGAAATAACCAAGGAACTCTGAGATACACTGTTTACTTTAGCAAAACTTGGAACTGTAAGTCCAGGTGTGGAATATGATACTATATCACCAATAGAAACCTTTCCAGAAAAATATTTGCTAAGATCTGCAGTTGTAACTGTACTAATTCCTCCACTATTTGGAGTAATATTGACCAATCCAACATTAAATATTGATGACAGTTGGACATCGCCAGTAAAAGTAGATGCTGACCCAACAGTACCGTAAATAGATTTTACATTTTTAGATGAAAATGCTGTTACTGAAGTAGAAACTCTTGTGTTACTAATTCCATTAAAAGAAAAAGTTTCTCCGACTGCAAAAAATCCTTTTGTATTATAAGCTGTTATAATTCCAGAATTTGTTGCAGAGTACCTTAAAAATCCAATGGCTCCACTAGAATTACCTTTAATGTATGTTGGAACTGAAAGTGTGATTGGTTCGTTTAATAAAATTTCAGTGTAGGTTTGAATATCAAATAAAGAAATATCCCAAGAATTTGAATTTGGTGTTGTACTACTATATGATCCAGATTCTAAAGCAAAATCATAAACTCTAGCTACACCTATTTCTTTTCCTGGAGGAGAAAATGAACTTATACCTATCCTTTCATCTCTTAAACTTACAGTATATGATGTGGATATACCAATATTTGGAGATCCACTAACTCTATTTAATGTATAGGTTGGTCCGGTTAAGTAGTTGATACTTTGTCCCGTTAAAAGTTTTGTTGTTCTTGGTTTTTTGAAATCTAAAAATATTGGGCTTACAGTTTCAACCTCGTACCCCTGAATATATGCCTTTGTTGGACTTAGTTTGTACGTTCCTAAATTTTCATTTGGAATATTATTATTATATGTTAATTGATTTTCAAAAAATATTCCTTTATTACCTTTTAAGTTATTGAGAGTTTCTTTAACTTCTATAGAAATCGGATTTACATAATAATCACCGGACTCGTTATAAGTTCTTCTAGCAAATTCTTTTGCAAGATCATTATACTCAGTATCTCTTTTTATCGAAGTAATAGTTCCACTTTGAACTACCATCAACTCAATAAAATTACTATATTTTGTATTATCAATTGGTTTTTTTGTCAGGAAAACTCTTATTTTTAATCGATCTGCTCCGGGCGCTGCATAATTGGAAAATCCTTTTGCGTTATCAGTTAAACTTGAATCTATATCAGAATTTATTATCTCTTCAAAAACTTCTAATCCAACTCTGTATGATGGATTAGTATTGTATGGTTCTAGTATAATTGTTTGCTCGGGAACTTCAATAAAATAACCTCTAATAAAATAAATTCCAGAAGATAAAGTTGCTGCAGAAGCAGAAAATATTGCATTTTCTGGAATTATATTTGCTATTGGTTCTCCGGACTGAATAATTATATTGTCATTCGACAAACTATCTTCAATAATTAAAGTTTCTCCGTTTAAAAAGGAACTATTATTATTAGTTGAGGACAAGTAACTAACAAATAATGTATAAGGTTGTCCAGGAAAAGCTGAAACATTTAAATATGCTTTTACTTTAGCTTTTACTCCAGAAATTGAACCTACTATTGTTTTATTTAATAGATCACTTAAATAATTTGTTAGAGAAACTCCGGAATAGGTTGTTTCGACTAAAACAGCATTAAGAGTATTTAAATATCTAACTCCACCTCCCGTTACAGAATCTCCATCTTTAAAAATATGATTACCAAACTTTTCAATCTGATCTTGTAATACTGATTGTAATGTTGTTAACTCTCTAGCCTGAACAGGATATCCAGGTTTGAATAAAACTTTAAAGTAGTTTTTGCTTTTGTCAAAGTCATCAAAATATGGAGAAATGTTGAGATTGGTTTCCTGAGACATAATTTTTTAAAATTGCAAAATAACTTTGATATCTTCTTTTTGATTTATGGACCTTGTAATAGAAGGTCTGTTGTCAACATAAACAATGTTTCCAGAATACTTTTTAACTTCTGGATTTGACATACCATTAATAAAAGTCTGTCCTAAGTAATAGGTTCTATTATTTATTGAAGTAGAAATGCCATTAAAGGATGTGTCTATGCCTAATATAGTACTAGCACCGTCACCTAAAATATTCAAAGAACCTCCATTGCCGGGAGAAGAAGTAAAAGAATTTAATTTGAATCCGTATTTTGGATTTGTTTTTAAACTGCCATCACTATTGAATCCAACTAAACTTTTATCCTGCCAATATTTTAAAACTCCAGTAGATTGATCATAAGAAACAACTCTACCAACTGCTGTAGTTCCAGTGGAAATTGTTTGAGTTATTAAACTATCTGCCACAAATGTAGATGTACTATATCCAATTCCAGTTAATTTTAATGCATAAAGAGCACTTGCCTTATCTAAAGTTAATCTTGATGATGAATTGAAAAATTGAGGATTTTCTACTATTCCTATTCTAGAAATTTGATTTCCCAAAATAAAATCTGGATTTTCTGTGTCATTTTCTATTCTTGAATACACTAATACATTATATGCCCCAAGTTCCCTGTAAATGTCTGCACCGTGTCCTCCTTTTGGGGGAATAATAACATTAAATATTGGAGAAACTGAACCAGATGGCACATTTCCTGCTTCAAGATCAACAGTACCATAAGTATATCCAGAACCACCATTTGATAAAACTATAGATTCTACTTTAGAATCATTATTAATAATAATAGTAGCTTCTGCTCCATTTCCATCACCTTTAATTGGTACTTTTGTATAAACCGCATTAGCTGTTCCAATGCCAGTTCCCCTGTTCACTATAGTAATAATTTTTAATTGTCCACTCGTTGCTGCATTATTCCTAATTGCAGAATCTATAGTATTCGTTTCCCAATTATCTGGGACCGGCATAAAATTTGTAGAATCAAATTTTACTATTTCATTTGGTTTTATAGTATAAAGGTATTTCCAAATATATCCATCACCACTATCCCCAGCTGTTCTAGGTTCCAGGTCAGTAAATGTTGGCTCATCCAATGATGGTTTACCTGAAGGATTTTCTGGATCTGTTCCATTATGCAAACAAATATAAACTCTATAATCATCATTTACTACATAATAATTTGCAGAATATAAATTAGTGGCACCAGATGGTTTTGATGTATTGGTTCTACTTATATCATGCCTATACATGTCATAAGTTGTTCCTGATGTCCACTTCACTTTTCTTACTAATTGCCTAACATCACTTGAAGATATTTTTTTTAAAGATATCATTGTGTCCCAATAATCATTCTCCTGCTCAAAACTATCTTTAGGTGCAGGTGGATTGATATCCCAAGTAGACAAATAATCTTGTGGATTTGGTAGTCCCACAAAAGAATAATAAGAATTTTCTGTGGACTTAGCAGCCGCTACAAAATTCTTTGCATTTAATATTCGTAACTGATCAGTTATAATTGCTGACATTTTAACAGTTTTTTATCTATTTATTAGATATAATTTAAATATTTTAATGGATTCACTCTTTCTACAATTGGTGAAGTAGAAATTCCAGTTAGTCCATTTTTATAATGATTAAATTCTTTTGGATCTGGTCTCAATAAAATATTAATTTTACCCCAACTATATTCTCCAAAGAAAGAACTATAACCAATTCCACTTAATCCATTATAATTTTGAACACTAACAGTTACTTTAGCGACATATGTAACACCAAATCCAATGGCACTTGTTTGTGCAATAGAAACTGATGCAACTCTATAGACATTATCGAGGAATGAATTTCCAATAGAAACTATTGAACCATCAGGATTTAAAGAAGTTACTCCGTTTCCAACATTTGAATTTAAAACTACAAAATAGTATCCAGTTTGAATTCCACTTATAGTTAATGATGTTCCTACTATTGAAGAATTTCTGAGGAAAGAATTCTGTGGAATTACAAAATCAAATACAATTCCAGTTGAAGCAACTCCAACTGAGGTGGTGGAAATACCTGAAATAGTTCCAAAATCTCCTTCATAAGTAACTGATGGAATATTTTCAGTATAATTGGATATTTGTGGATATTCAATTAATACTTGTGGTGGATTTGTTGAAGTATATCCAAGTCCTGGATAAACGACATTAATAGAAGTCACAATTCCAGAAGTTATTGAAGCAATTGCAGTTGCTTTCTGAGTTGATCCCAAACCAACTGGTTCTGAGATACTAATAGATGGAGCAACCGTATATCCAATTCCAGAGTTTGAAATTATAATTGAAGATATTGTTCCAGCAACTGAAACAACAGCTGTAGCAGCGGCAGAGATTGGTGTATCTTGTGATATTATTTTAATTTTATTTTGTAACAAGGAATTTTCTTTATTACTATCAAAGAAAGTTTTTACACTTTCAACAAATATTACAGTAGATCCTATACCAACAGATTGTATAATATTTGTAGTAGGATATATTAAAGGTTCATATAAAATTCTATCTTTTGTAACTGCCTTACCGTCAATAAATTTATCATTTCTTTGTTTGCACCAAGTTAATGGGCGTAAGTAAGTTTCATTTTCATTTATTCCCGGACCAAAATAAGTATTTGTATTAAGACTATCTGTAGAATTGATTCTAGTGACTATTCTTTCATCTTCCAAGTATGCAATATTATCATCATTTAATTTTACAATATCTCCTATTTTGATAGTTTCTAAAACATCAACATCAACAACATCAACTGAGGAAGTTCCTTGATAGAATAATATTTTTGAAGTATCTCCTACTTTTGGCGCCTCAGTAAATCTAATATAACTTCCCCCATTAAATATATAACCTTTTCCAGGAACTTGTAAAATATCATTTATAAAGACCAATAATGTCGCCTCTACATTAATATTCGAACCGGATTTTGCTCTAATCGTTTTTTGTTGATTATCTAGTGTAATCGGAAATAGAGTGGTTTTCCCATCAAATAAGGAATCAATTGGGTCAATAACTAAGAGATTGCCAAAAGTCCAACCAGAAAAACTATCAGAATAAGTCTCATCTATTGAAAGTTGAAACTCATTATAAGATAAACTTGTATTTGTTGGTATTCCTACTGTTCCACCAATTCCAATAGTAAGAATTTCTCCTACATCATATCCATATCCCAAATTAGTAATTTCAAAATTAATTATACTTGATCCTAGTCCAACAATCACATTTACATTTGCTCCAGACCCAAATCCAGAGGAAGATGAAGAACTATAAATCAGTGGAATATTTGAATATGGAAGTGGATCATCAAAAATAACAATTGGTGGATTTGTTGAAGTATATCCAGAACCTGGATTTGTAATTGCAACACTCACTATATGTCCATTACTAATTGAAGCAATACCAACATACTCTATATCATAAAGACCAACGCTAGATACTGCTACACCAACATTAACATAAGTTTGAATTCCAGACCTATAACCAGAACCACTATTGCCTATGCTTATTGAAGAAATAGTTCCTAATCCAGAAACTATTGCTGTTCCTCCAGCAGAAACTAAAGGTTGATATCCAAACCCTGTAGTCGATGCAACAGAAACAATAATACCTCCCAATGGAACATTTGTAGTATTAATGTCATATGAAGTTGATGATATTGATCCTGTAAATTGAATACTAGTCAATCCAACATTTTCTTTTAATACACAATCTCCTAAAATATTTACAGAAGACCCAACTCTCTTTGGACCTTGGAAAACTTGATTAACTAAAATAATAGCATTATCAGTAGAAAATCCGGTAATATTTGCATTATTTGATTTTAAAATGAAAGAAGTTGAATATCCAGTGAATTCTAATGAAATATCATCAAAAACATAGTTATTTGAATAAGGTTCAATTGAAGTATTGGGAATTGATGACCTTATAAATGATCTTCCACTAAATGAAGATGAAGTTGTTATGCCAATATAATCAACATCATCAGGACTTCCTGTTGTTGTACCTATTGGAGTATTTCCATATGGAGCAGTAATAAAATTAATTGTATTATCAACTATATTGTAGTTTCCTTTTACCTTTGTTACTAATGAGGAATTTGCATGAGTTGATATTCCAGTTCCCATCCAAGATCTTTTGACAAGAAATACATTAGTGCTTCCAAAACCAACACTATCAACTCTCATAATTTCGTCATTAACTTTTATCAAATCGCCACCAAAGAATGAAGATATACCAGAAACTTTGATGGTCCTATCAGATAATCCAATTTTTTCTGAAATTGTGGTTGTTACTGAAGTGGAAACAATAGGAGATTGAATTAGATTATCAATGCTAATAACTACTCTAGAATTTTGTTTTTTTGATGTTAGAGTGTGGTCAGTCCCTACACCTAAACTATTAATTTGTAAAGGAACGGGAATATTCTTAAGTGCGTTTTCTACAGTTGACGCAAATCTTATTTTGTAATCATCAACTTTAATAGCATAAATTTTTTGTGGAAGTTTATCTGTAAGTCCAATACCAGAAATTGATGTTGTTGCTATTCCAATAGCCTTATCAGTTCCTATTTTACTTTGTGGATAATCGTAAATTAACTCTTCTCCCGTTACAAAGAAATTATTAGGAAGTTTTATATAATTTTTCTGAATATCAACAACAGAAGATGCACTTCCAACAAAAGACCTTTTAAAAATAGGAATCTGTTTGTGAGAAAGTTCAAAGTCACGTTTTAAATCACTTTGTGTACCTCTATATAATCCATATCCGCTACTTAATGACGCATTAGATAAATCAATAATATCTAAATCAGTGTCATCAATTGGTCTTAAAGCATTTTGGAATACCCTAACTTGGACGTTTATATTTGGTATTGGAGTAAATAATAATCTAGTATTACCAGAATATAAAGTTGCATCAAACTCTCCAAGATTTGTTCCATCATTAAGGATTCCAAATTCAGTTATATATGTGTCACTGCCATCATTTATAGAAAGTATTTCGGAGATTTGATATCTATTATTAGTTGTATCTTCAACACTAACAATGTAATATCCAGATGAATATTCACTAGAATATTCTGATATCACATTAGATGTTGGAGACGCAGACGAAGAAATATTTGTAATTCTGCTATCAAAAATACAAGTATTAAGAGAAGTTGTACCAACTCCGATTGAAGATGTTTTTGCTATAGAAACAATCAAAGAATTGACATTACAGTCAACAGATAGAGTATTATTTGGAATAAAATCTAAATTAATATTTGATCCAGAAAAATATGCAAAATATGTCCCAAGACCAGTTGTTGATGATGCAGTGAAAGAATTTGTTGTTAATTGACCATACTCCAATAATTGAACTTCAGAATCATTATGAATTAATGTTATTTCATCAAACTCAAAGTATGAATTATCAACATTTGCATATTGAATAAGAACTTTTGATGATCTATATGTAGATGCTATACCAACTACTGTGTATGCACTACTTGTTCCTGCTGGAATAGTTTGAGTTTGTGTGTATAATCTAGCAGTGTCTCCAAGATCCAAAGTTCCTATTCCACTGACATTATTTTTAATGTCATAAGAAACAAAATTTAAGTCGTAATCATTTATTTCATAATTTGTTGGATAAAATAATAATTTTCCTTCAGTACCAGTTACTACAAAATCAAAGAAACCTAAATCATCAAATGTTTCAACTCTTCCATACTGGTTTATGAATCCCGTAGAATTATCATGTAGTAATGAGGATATAACTATTTGAGATTCATTATTGAATAATTTATCTTTAACATGTATAAAATATTTTTTAGATCTATCTGATTCGAGATCAAAACTATCAACTATACTAAATTTTGTTGGTCTTTCATTGCTGTTAAATTGTGAACTAATGTCATCAATTATTAAAACTCTATTACCTACAGATTCAATATAATCTTGAATTGTTTTAGATTCTAATATAATTTCATCAGATATAATATTGTAATCTATATTCAAAGATCTTTCAGAAGATAGATCAAAATCATTTACGCAGTCAAGTTCTATTTCTGATATCAAATCAGAAATTCCAATAAAATCTCCATAATTTTGATTGGTAGTAATTCCAGAGTTTGAAACTAATGATTCTACGGATAAATCGCTGAATTTTTTAAACCCTACAGTATGATTTAAAGAATTTACTGGATCACTCCAATCTTCATAGTGAACTTTTGATCTAATAGAATATGAAAAATATTGATAATAATCATTATCATGTAGTCTCTGCATTGAGTCATTTAAAAATCCAGTATTTTTATTCCATCCCTTTTTAACAATAGAAGATGAATCTACGTTATAATATGAATTAAAATAAAGAATTCCGGAAATTAATCCCTCTGCGCCTGATGTTTCTGCTAATATTTTATCCCCAACATTAAATTCGTCAAAAGAAGAAATTTTAAGATATCCATTTTTATAATCCCAAGAGTTGACCCTCCCAATAGATGATCCGGATCTAACAAATTCATTCTTAAGAAACTTATTTTTTTCTAAAGAAATATTAAAAATTGGAAAATATTTTTCGGGGATTACTTTTCCAGATGAATCTAAAGGACGATAAACACCCGGATATTCTCCATCTTTAAGATAGTTTGATAAATTATAAGTTATTGAACCATTTGTTCCTCCAATATTAGGATCAACTTGAGTTAGTGTAAATAAAGCATAATTATAATTTGAAGAGTTATATCCTTTAAAAGTTGTTCCAACCCCAACACTAACATTTTCTATTAAAACTTTATCACCAACTGAAAATGGAAAATCTTCATAAGAACTAAAACTTGCCCCAAAAGATATTGTAACATCTTTTGTTGACACATTAAAATTGATAGATTGTACTGATGATCCTATTGAAATTCCATTTGAATTATTGATTGGTATTATTATTGGAGTTACTTCATTGAGAGCTTGTGTGTTATTGAATATATCGACGTTTCTAGTTTTAAAATTACATCTAAGATCAATATCAAAAATCCTCTCATTTGTAAGTCCATCCAACACTATTAAATTTGGAGGAACTAGATAATTTACTCCCAACGAAGAAATACCAATATTTTTAAATGTAGAAAATGGAGATATTTTTAATATTTTTGGAGCATGTGCCTCTGGTCTTAATGATTTGTCTGCGGAATAATCAACTCCAATATCTCTTAAATTAATGTTTGAAATTTTTCCTATAGTCAAGCTTCTAGGCAGTAAAATAGCACCTTTACCGTCAGATGAAATTATAGAAGAAATTGCCGGAAGTTTTTTATATCCGCGCCCAGAAGAAGTAAGTTGAACACCATATATTGATCCATAAGCAGTTTCTGACTCAGTAAAATATTCGATTTGAGTATTAATAGGTGTATATAATGATTCTGTAGGTTTATCAAAAATATTAAATGTAAAGGCTGTTGATCCTACTCCAGATAATACATGTTTTCCATTTAAAGAATTGTTAATAATTACCAAAGTATTATTATTTTTTACGTTTTCATTGTCATTAATTATTTCTTTTTTTGTAACAGTATTTAAATCTAAGTTAATTGGATCTAACTTATAATAAAGATTTTGTGGCAATGAATTAGTAACTTTAAATTTTAGATACGAATCTGTACTGATGCCGATAGATCCATTTTTAATTACTTCAAATTCATTTGATGTTGAAGATGAATAAAAAGGAATTTCACATTTTTCGTCAAAATAAAGATTAAAATCAAAAGCCGAATAAGTTTCTGAATTTTTTGTAAATGATAAAGAAGAATGTGATAAATCAAACAAAACAGTTTGATTTTTTTCTATTAAAATTGGTGGATTTATTTTGGAAATAGTTCCACTAGAAGCACTAGTGATATTAACAAATTTTAAATTTGTTGAGGTTGAATCTAGAATAAATTCACTCAATTTAATTGTATTATCGTCTATTACAAAGACATAATAAATTTGATCATTAAGTAATCCTCCCGATGGGGAAGATGAAGTGTGAATTACTTTTTGTCCAGTAGTTAAATTGTGATTTTGAATTAAAATTGAATTTTCTAATATATTTACGTCTAATGAAGAGAAAGATCTTGGGTCCGTTACTAATCTTCGATTTAAATCATTATATCTAATATGTACAGTTGTAGTAAGACCAGAAATTATATTTAAATTAATTGAATTATAAACATTTAATCCGTGAGTAGACGCTGTAGAAACAGTAGCATAATTTTTATTGATATTTCCTTTTAGGACGTTGGGTGGTAAATATCTAAAATTATGATTTTCTCCAGTACCAATTCCAGTAAGATATACAGTATCTACTAAAATTGAACTATTGATTCCAACATATAATCCTGTTGACCCCAATCCAACTCTATATGTAGATATTCCAATTAAATCATCTGAAATTTTAGCAACATAAACACTTTCTCCCTCGTTAAGGAGAAAACTAGATACTCCATTCGTAGATATTGAAACCGCAGTTCCCCCATTAGAGTAATATTTGAGTTCATCTCCTGTTTTTAAATTATGATTGGGAATGTATAAAGATTTTGTTGGAATGAAAATTTCGGTTATGCCTGCACCGGGATTTGAAAAACTTAACGTTGTTCCAATTCCAACTCCATTAATTGTTCCAATACCTAGAGTTTCTTTGGGGTTAAAATAAAAATCTTTTGTGAGATCAAATTTATATTGTTGAGAATTGATTGGGGAAAAATTAACTGTTAATTTTCGGGGAATTTCAAAAAGAAGTGTAGATGCGGTATGTGAAATGCCTACGGTTCCTTCATACTCCCTTTGAACTTTTATTCTAGAAGATTTTGTGTCAATATTCAATACTTTTATTTTTTCATTTTCAATTTGGAATATATCATTTTCAGTGATATATGGATAAGATAAGTCTCCATAAACGCTAAAATAAGTTATGATTCCAGTTGTTGATGATGATTCTACATTTTCTGATAGTAAATATGTGTTTGAAGAAACGCCAACTGTAAAGAATGATTTTAAATTTGTTCCAATAACAGTTGAAAATCCACTTATAGAAATGACATCATTATCAGTTAGAAAATGTGGAATTGTTGTAAATCCAATAAATGTTGAATTTGATTTATATGGAATAAATTCAACATTTTGGATTGTGCTACTTGATATAATAATATCTTCAATTTTTTTTCCTAATATACTAGAAACTTTTGCTTGTGCTCCATATCCACTTGTATCAGAATCGTCAAATACTATAATATCATTTACCTTATAATTTGATCCGCCCGTGATTATTCCTACAGAGTCAACTTGACCATAACTAACTGAAGTAATAATCGTATCATTTTTATAATTTTTATTTTCATTGGATATAAAATCATATCGAGAATTATTTTTCGATAAATTATATGGGGTTGTATTTCTAATTAATCCTATAGAATTTATATCAATATCATCTTGGTTTGAATATCTATCAAAATTGAATTCTATTGGTTTAGATCTAAAATAGTTCCCAATGAAGTATGGAAATTCTGGTTTTCTGTATCTATTAAACTTTGAAGACGTATCATCTTCTAACCCATCTGGATTTATAGTTGTAAAATACACGTAAGTTCCTTTCGGAAATTCTGGAGTAACACAAAATCTTCCATTATATTCATCCAAATCTCCGTTTCTTTGGTATTCATAATCTTCTACAAATATTCCCTCTGGATACATTGAAGTATCTGGTCTATTTTGGTTGGAAGAAATATTAGATTTTAGAGAATAACCAGATTTCATTAACTTTATGCTTCCACCACTCAATGATGAATACCCATATGGTCCATATATTGGATTTCCATCATATGCCCACCCAATTATAGGTGAATGCGAATTTGATAAAACTTCTACCCCATTTTGCAGTTTTAGATCGGGAGTATATTGTAAATTTCCATCTACTATTTTTGAGGCAAAAACAGATTGTCGTAACTTTCTTGGAGAATATAAGTGGGAATACTGTAGACCATAATTACTATTTGTTCCTTGTGTAATTACTCCGTCATCATCTACTATTTGGTTATTTCGCAATAATCTTTCAAAAATATTGATTGTCCATTTTTTAGGAATTGATAAAAACTTTGCGTCAGATCCAGATGATATTACATTCAATTGAATATCTTTATCATTATATCCAATTCCACCATTAACTACTTTTACGTCTATAATTGATCCATTAGAAATAATGGGTACTAATATTGCTCCACTTCCGGTAGATGTTACTATTTGAATATCTGGTTGCGAATTATATCCATTTCCAGAATTAAAAATTAAAACATCAGAAATTTTTCCTTGAGAAATAACTGCTTTAAGTATTGCTCCAGATCCACTATTCAAAGAGAAAGTTGGTTGTCTATTGTAGTTTAAAATCTCAGAAGATCCATAACCAATACCACCATCATTTACAAATATAGACTCAATTTCTCCCCTAAAGATGGGTTTTAGAGTTGCATTAAAATCTTGCCCAGATAATGTAGAAACACCTATTTTTCCAGAAACAGAAACTTGTATTTCTGGGTAATTAAAAGTATGATTTCCAGATCCAGATGATTTAAAACTTACATATTGATTATTTTTATAAAAATAATCAGAAACAGTTAATCCAGTACCAATTTTTGACAATTTAAAGTTATTTTCATCAATTTTTGTGACGTAATAAGATTCTGTAGAAAGACCAGATATTGGAGATCCTTCTGGAGTATATGTAATTATTTCTCCACTCTGATATTTGTGATTTTTTATATTAATTGTATTTGACGCAGTATTAATTCCAGAAGAATTTGTAGTAATTTTTCTATTTTTATAACCTAATCCAGAATTAATTACTGTTACTGAACTTATGACCTTTTTTTTGTTTAATGTTTCTATAGTATGATTACCAGATCCATAAGATGTTAAATCGATTGGGTTGTTGTTTCTTACAGCATCACTATAACTTTTATAAAATTTCACAGTATATGCATCTTGAACAGAAAGATAATATGTAGAATTAGTTGATAATCCTCCTACAGAAGTTCTACTGTTTGTTTTATAAATGATATGTTCACCATCTCTAAACTTATGATAAGTTGAAAATGCAACAGTATTATTTGATAAATTAACTAATCCTGCACTTCCTAATGCATTAAATTGAACTTGATGATTTATTGAAACAAGATTTGCCTTTGCTATTGCACCAATTCCATTTCCCCCAGAAATTGTGATAACAGGATCTTCAACATAATCGAATCCCCCATCAATCACATCTATTCTACTTAATTTTCCCTCAACTTCACAATAGAATGAAGCACCTGTCCCAACAGGATCAGAAATAGATAAAATTGGAGGATTTATAACGTCATATTCCTTTCCCTTTGAAATAACTTCTACTTTTTCAATGGAACCATAAGAAATGATATCAGAAGATTTGTAGTTTAATATTTCTACGCCATTCAATAAAATACCAGTAAGTCCTGGAGAAGTTTCATATTTTTTGCTGTCTGTAACTGGATTAGATATTTTTCTTATTAATTTTTGAGGCTCTAAATTTTTATTTGCAAAAGAATTGTATTCGAGTAATCCATTTACAATACTTCCAGATAAAGTTACATACTTATCAAAATAAATATTCGATCTACTTTGTGATAATTTTATATTATCTTTATCTACACGTTTTATAAAATAAATTCCCTCGTTAATATTTAACGTATTTGATGGATCTGATGATTTATAATATACGGAGTCGCCTGTGTAAAATCCATGATTTGGTATAAAAATATTTTCTCCATCAAATATCCCAGAAAAAGTAACAGATCTATTATTAATATTTAAAGATTGATTTAAATAACTTGGAATTGATGGAGAAGATACAAATAAAGATTTGTTGTCAGTGTAAACATTCTGTACATTTGTATTGTAAATATTTAATTCTGGATAATTACTAGAATTTACTTTCGATAAAATTTTCTTTATCGAATATTTTTTTTGAGTATCTATTTCTCCCTGGTCATTTATAATAAATGAATATTCATCGACAATTGAAATTATCGTACAATTTTTTTCTATTCCGTCTGTCGATATTAATTTACATTTATCTCCTAAAACAAATCTATGCTTATCAAAAGTTTTTAACTCATATGAAAAATTTAAATTGTTTTTAATTTCTATTTCTTTGACATTAAAAGTTACTGGAATATTAAAGAACCAATTATTTGAAATATTATCACTCAATTCTGTTCCAAGGGATTTTATTTCTATAGAATCTCCTTCCTCATAATAAATTTGTCCTGGTTTATTTAAAATATCTAGTTCGGATAATACTCCACAAATTCTCACTTTAACAACATTTGACGTAGATAAACCAGAGTATCCATAAGCATATGCATCTAATCTCAAATCTTGCGTAGATACAATATTTCTATCAATTCCAGAACATCCAAAAAATTGATTTAAAGTTTTTGATTGATAATCAATTTTTGTTGAAGTGCCATCAGAATAATCTGCTACCAATGTTCCAGAAGTTGGAAATCCAACAGTAGAATCAACATCAAGAACTGTAGATCCAATAGAAACTGAAGTAATTAGTTTAGTTTGTGGGTGAACAGAAAATGTCCCAAAAACAGATCCATAAACATTAATATCTTTATCAAAGTCATAATCTAAACTTAAAACGTAGTATTCATTTCCGTTTCTCTGTATTCTTTGAACATTGGTTACTGACCCACTTGCTTTTTGTAGAAAATCAGTTTGATCCTGGAAAATAGTTCTATTTAAAAGATCTTCTACATTACCTTCTAATTTTTCTACAACTAAATCTTTTGTTACTCTATACTGAGCATCCGAAGGAATGAACAAATAGTCTCTTGGTTTAATAACTTGAACATCTTCTCCATAAAGAGCTCTGAATAAAATTTCAAATGACTGATCAGTTCCCTTTGAAGAATAAAAATCTTTTGCTTGTTTAGTAAAAAGTTTTTCATTTACTTCAGAATATAACTGCCTATCCTCAAATCCAGGAACAATTTGTCTTTTTATTTTTTTGAAAAATTCTTTTAAAAATAAAATACTTAAATTTTTTACCTTTGCTCCAGTTGAATGAGTTTCAATTTGAGATTCAGAAAAAACTAATTCATCTGGTTTATTACTACTTTTATAAGAGGTTACTCCACTAAAACCTCTAACACATCCTGTAAAAGAATTTGTAGTAATTCCAGTATACGTAATAATTTCAGAATCTATTAAAATTAATCCATACTTACTTGGAAACCCAGATGTTGATGATACTAATATAGTATCATCAACAAAATTAACATCTTGTGTTAATGTAGTAGAATCTATAAGATTCGTCAAATTATCAACTTTTACATATTGATCTATATTTTGAATAATATCTAATGTTGATCCTTGTCCTTCGATTGACAAATAATATTGAGATAAAAATTCATTGACAAGAGGAAATTCCTCTCTTACAAAATTTGGTAATTGATTTTCAACAATTGAACTGATTTTAACTCTATTATTTGCCATATTTTTATAATCTTGCTAGATTCCCGTTTGTGTAACTTGAAGTTATTGTATATGTTGTTCCCGAGGGATCAGAACCTGATGAAATTTCGTCAGATAACATATTTAACACAGTATTATTAATATCTAGTTGTAAATATAAGTCTTGTAATCCAATGATATCATTTGATTTCGGAGAAGCTGAAATTTGTATAATCGGTTCTCCTTGAACATTTTTTTGCACTGATACTATATTTGTTGAATTTAAAAGTATTTCTCCCTTTTCATAATTTATAGATCCAACAGATCTTCTAACTACTACTGGTTGAGTATTTGAATCTAGTTTAAAAAAGAAAATTTCTCCAGTAGTTTGTGATGAATTTGGAATATCGGAAAGATATAAAATATCAGGAATGCCAAAAATTTTGAATCCAGATGATTTAATATTATATCCATTTGTATTTTTAATATGAAATTTATTTCCGAAACAAATTTCATAATTTGCAATCTGATTTAATCTAGGACTTAAATCCCTTCTAATCTGAATTTTAGTTATATTTGATGTTATTGATTCATGACTGTTATCTACTATGTTTTGAAATTTACTATATTTAAATCTTGCTCCATATTTGTTTAATTCTGTAGAGTTTGCATAATTTTTGATATTATCAAAAATTATATCTTTTAAGTAATCTGCACTTGGAGATAGATTTGTATTATAATAAGCTGTTGAATCTACTTCAATATAAAGATATTTAAGATCAAGTATTTCTGGGACTATTCCAGCAACACTATACTTTCTTAATTCATTTTTTAAATTATCTTTTATTGTATTAGATAGAAATTGACCATAAAAGGGTTTAATACTAATAAAAACTTTTCCGTACTGAGGTGGAACTAAATCTTCACCACCAAAAACAGAAACTGATTGAGTTTCTGGGTATATTTTTGGAATGATTGCTTCATAATCTGCTGCAGTTACTGCACGATTATATGAAGAATATATTCTTGGTGCATATTTTTTAATAGAATCAATTGATTCTATTTCTTTTCCGTTTTGAGATGAAACATTTGTTGTAATTAAAGAAATTCCACGAGTGATGAGATTATTATTATTATCTACTATTCTTCCATCAAATGAAAATAAAGAAACTCCGTTACCATTCTCTCCATTAGTTACTATATAAGAGACTTCAATATAATTTTGACTTTGAAGTTTTTCACCAAAAACACCATCTCCAAAAATTAATTCATATCTTTGATCTTCAATTTCTTGTAAGAAAAATACCCTAGATGAAGAGGTAACTTCAAACAAATTATCTGACAAAATAAATTTTCTTGAAGATGTACTTGATTGAGTATTTCTTACTGTTACTGAGATTGTCGAAGTATCAATATTTGGATTATCTAAAATATATCTTTGTGGTGGAGATGGATTTTCTGACTGTACGGTGAAGTTTGATGTTATGAGAGATCCTTCGTAAATTTCTATATTATCAAAAAATGCTATTCCATTTACTACAGGAACTGTAATATCAGATTTAACTGAAAATATATAATTATCAACCCCAAAATTTACAGTAGAACAAACTGTTCCCTTTTTAAGAGTTAGGGTAAGTATATTTTGTGTAGATAATGATGATGTATCAACAAAAAACGATATATTTGCTCTTGAACTTGTCCTTGATCTTGGTACATATCCTATATTTCTTGCTAGAGAAACAACATTTTCTCTTAATGTTGCACTATCAATAAAAACCTCATTGCTAATCATGTTAGCATTATATGAGGAAATATAAGTATTATACGCTAAAACATCAATAAGAGTTGAAAGATTGGATCCTTCAAAATCATAATCAGTAAAATTTGAGTTAGATCTAAGATAATCCCTAATAGAGGTTTTTATCTGATCAAAGTCTAAGTTTGTAAAGTTTACTAGTGCCATTATCGGGTTGGCTGTAGTGCGAATGATAATTGTTGAGGAAGTACATCAATTCCAATAATATAATATTTCAATGTAACATTGAAATTATTGTTATCATAATCTGGATCTACAATCACATCAATAATATCAACTCTTGGTTCATAATTTCTAATTGTATTTTCTATTTCATCCTTTATAACGGACGCTGAAATTGAGTCAATATTCTCAAAGAGAGAACGACTTACTTTTGAACCAAGATTTTGATTAAAAAAACGTTCTCCGGGATAAGTAAGAACTAAATTGCGAATAGAACGAGCAATTGCATTCTCATTTTTGAGTGCAATAAGGTCATAATTTATTGGATTTACTTGGAATGACATACTTAGGTCTTTAAAACCCTTACTTACCCGTTCTACAGGCATAAAAGTATAAAAATTAATAATTATATCTTATTTATTCACTATTTTTGGGCTTCGTAAAGTGGTTCAGTGCCATATTCCCAATCATCATAATCGTCATCATTACGAATTTTTGAGTGAATCTCATTTTGAACCATAAAATCATGCTTTTTGGGAGTCAAATCATCATTTGAGATCTCACGTAACATTTTCTGTGAGTTAATATTTGATTCCCAACCGTATTCACCTGACAAATACTGAGTTCCCCAGTTTTCTTTCATAAATTTTTCATCCTTATCGACTTTTTTAGTCATTTTAGCTCCTGATTAGTGAAAATCAGAACTTTTTACGGGGTTGCTATCCCGTGTTTCTATTATATCATAGTCATCTTCAAGTATTTCCTTTAGATATTCATCGTCCCAAAGGTCATAATACTCTGTTTTTGCCAGTTTTTCTCTAAATTTACGTAATTTTTGTGTTGGTTGCGCTAAAATTAAGTTATATTTACCATTATTTGTTTGAATTCCCTGAATATATGTATTGTATGACCCACAATCTTCAAAAAATTTCCAGTCTTTATGTTTCTCATTGTAAAAATTGACCCAAAATTGAACAGTTTCGAGATTAAAGTAGTCTTCTACAATATAAATGATAACTTGATACCCTTCGATTGGATAAATCTCTTCCGCAGAGCACTCTACAATCTTATATTTTGCATTTGAAGCAAAGGGACAGATTGCAAATCCCTTTAATTCTGGTCTCACTTTTGATACTTCTTTAATCCAGTTAAAAATATACTTTTCTTTTTCTGTTAACATAAAAAAAGAGTGCTTATTTCTATTTAAGCACTCTATAAATTATTTTCCTTGACCCCTATATTTTTTCTTACGTCCATTACGAGAGGTTGCACTCAGTAAAGTACGAGCAGAACGTCCTTGACGAGTCTTCTTCGGTGCTCCGGGTTCAAAAAGAGTCTTGTTACTTCCACCACCTTTAGCCATTAATTTCCTCCATTTCTAAATCATTTGGATCAATGTCTTCACCCGAGTAAAAACGTTCGGAGAAGTCTTGTAAGAGATCACTACAATCTTCTGCAGTGATCTCTGTATAAATTTTACGCCCTTTATAAAGAATATTATAAAGTTTATTCATCAGATAATGCGAGTTTTCTCATGTCCCACTCTAATACGAGGATCGCACCAGATTTCAAATCCAGCTTCCTTCGCATCAAGACAGAATGAAACGTCTTCGCCACACATATCCTGAACTGCACCAGATTCAAAAACTTGCATCTTAGGAGCAAACCAAGGATATTCAAGATTCTCAAAGACTCCGTTTTTAATCATTACCCATCCAAAACCTGTATAATCTACAGTGAATGGTTTACGACGCTTGGAGATTGATTCAACGGTTTCGTGATTCATAACTCCACCGTTCTTGCGGAAGTCATCTTCTTCCAACCAGTGTGCGACAGAGGTTGTGTGACCATCTTCGGTTGCATACCAACCTGCGACCACTTCGCGCTCTTCTCCTTCTTCATTCAAAGCAACATCACATAGTTGCCAGAATTTTTGAGTATCAAATACAATATCACTATCAATCCATAATTGATAATCATACTGCAATTTTCCGTCCCAAGGAATTTGCTTGGGACCACGAAGAACATTTGCACCCAAACATTTACAACGGGCAAAATTAACCATTGATGAGTAATCTTGAGAAATCTGAATACTCATATTATTTTGTACAAGATCAAAACAAAGTTGTACAAATGCTTTGAGGAAAATAAAAGAACATCCTCGTCCAGGAAGACAGAAAATAATACTCTTCCCTCTCATTCTTTCTTTAATCGCATCATAATCCCAATCTTCTTTGGGTTTAGGCGCTGCTGCTTTTACTGTAAATCCTTTTGCCATAAGTTAAAATAACCTTCAGATCAATTTTATCGTTCTATTTAGTGTTTGTCAATATGATGAATTGAGTGCTATCAATTTATTTGTGAGTACTTCCTCATACTCTAAATCTTTTATTGAAATATTTGCACCTAATAAATCAACCATTCTGTGTAGCATCTCCCAGATTTCAGTGAATTTTTCCTCTGATAAACTGTGATAAATGCACTGACCCTTTGCATATATGTGATATATTTTTTCTTGTTTTTCCATAAAAATTTTTCCGGAAATTTTTTTATTTCGTCATTGCATTATATATCAATACTATCAGAAATCCAAGCGGAACGCCAAATATTCTCAGCATTTTACCTGGATACCTTATCAACCACCCCGCAAAGACAACCTTCCAGAAATTCCAATATGGGCGTCTTTGATAATTTCTGTGGGGGATTTTCAATGTTTTCATACTTCCGGAAAATTTTTAAGAAAGTGATATTTAAAGGTCGATTTGTCACCTCTGTAGGTTAGGGACTTATCGATTTTTATAAACGGGGGCAACGCCCGATATAAACAATAACAAATAAAAACAAATAACTGCTAACACGAATAACAAACTGCTGACGAATAAGTATTATTATTCGTCATTCTTTATACTAACTGCCTGCAAAACGCTGTCTAATAGTATAAAACAACACGAATGTTTATACCAACTTCAACGAATTGTGCTACTTTATAGACAACAACACCCTATAAAAATAGCTAACTGTCTCACGAATAGTATAAACAACTGCACTGTTTTATTCTTTATACTTTCAGAACGATGAGTTCTTTATATCAACGAGCACAATAATACTATAAAACTCACGAAAGATATAAACAATCTGCTACAACTTGCGTGAGTTTTATGATTTTAATCGTGCTATGTAATAAGAATTACCAAGACACTGAGAGATCTTCTACATAACTCTCAACCTTTTCATTAGATTCAAGTTGAAAGAGTTTATTCCAATCTAACTGATGAGGATTAAAATCACCCATCACTTCCAATTCTAACGTGATACGATAACGCTGCTTTTGTGCCGACAGATAAGAATTCATAGTAGTACGTAGAGGGATTAGAACGAACTGATGCTATTCTAACACTTATGACCTGACCTGTCAACAACACGCATCACGAAGATTTATACTATAAAACTACCCCTTCATAGAGAGAATTTATCAAGGAGTAAACTAAAACTATTATACACGAATGATTTATAAATGTCAACAACTGTTTCGGTCGGTCTATAAAGATCTGAACGAAACTTATCTAATCACGAATGAATTTCAAGTTGCATTCTATAAAGTTTTATTAGAGAAGAATCTATACGAAACTTATCTAATCACGAATGAATTGACATTCTTATTCAGTTGTGATATGATATTATGAATTGGCATACGAAACTTATCTAATCACGAATGAATTTCGA